CAGACTCTCAAGTCATTATTACTACTTGGCAATCAATCTACAAACTTCCCCGAAAATATTTTGAGAGATTCTCTGTTGTGGTTGGGGACGAAGCTCACCAGTTTAAATCAAAGTCACTTATATCTATAATGACTAAACTTGATAATGCTAAGTATCGTTACGGATTTACAGGAACTCTTGACGGAACACAAACACATAAGTGGGTATTAGAAGGTTTATTTGGCCCTTCTTATAAGATAATCAAGACTGATGAACTCATGAAGAAAGGTCATGTTGCTACTTTAGATATCAACGTGCTTCTATTGAAACACCCACCAAATAAATTTGAAACATTTGAGGATGAAGTTAAATATATTATTGGTCATGATCGTAGAAATAACTTTATTAAAAATCTTGCTTTAGATTTAAAAGGTAATACACTTATATTATTTGCTAGAGTTGAGGGTCATGGATTGCCTCTATATGAATTGATAAATAAAAATAAGTCACCTAATCAAAAAGTCTTTTTTGTTCATGGTGGTGTTGATGCTCACGAAAGGGAGCAAGTCAGAGAAATTACTGAGAGGGAAGAAAATGCAATTATTATTGCGTCGTATGGGACTTTTAGTACTGGTATTAATATTAAGCGATTATATAACGTCATCTTCGCGTCGCCCTCAAAATCTAGAATACGAAATCTTCAGTCAATAGGAAGAGTTCTAAGAAAGGGTAATAAGAAGACTAGTGCAACATTATATGATATTGCTGATGATATCAGTTATAAGTCACGTAGAAACTATACACTCAATCATTTGATTGAAAGAATTAAAGTCTACAACGAAGAAAACTTTAATTATGATATAGTCAACATACCACTAAAAAATTAATGGATCTAATCTATATGGAAGAAGAATTTCACGCTATAATTAAATTGGTATCTGGAGAAGAAATTTTTTCTCTAGTGATGGTAGAGAATCCTGATGATGAAGATCCTCTATTAATATTACAAAATCCTTTAATAATGTATATGCACAATTCTGGTCGCAGTCAATACATTAAAGTAAAACCTTGGTTAGATTTAACTGAAGAAGATATCTATATGATAAGACTAAGCAAAGTTATTACAATGACTGAAAGTAAAAATTCAAAATTGATTGCTATATACGATAATTTTATTGATGAAGAAATAAAAGGTGAACCTGCAAAATATCAAGATAATGGAAAAATTAAACCAGATTCTAAAATGGGTTATATCTCAAACGTAAAAGATGCCCGAAAGAAATTAGAGTCTGACTTTAAGCTTAGACCTGATCACAAACAGAGCTAATTATTTCCCTTAAACCTCCACAAAGGTTATTGTACATACTTTTACTTACCTTGTCAAGAGCTTAACTTTGTGTTATAATATATTCATCCGCAATAAGGAGTACCAATGTAATGCCTAGAAAAAAGACGGAACATTATGTAAACAACAAAGAATTGCTAGAAGCAATGATTGTTTATAGAGGAAAGGTTGCAATAGCAAAAGAAAAATTTATTAAGAAATATAAGGAGGAACCTCCTAAAGGCCCATGGGAAGGTAAACCACCTATTCCAAACTATTTGGGTTCTTGTTTTTTAAAGATAGCAACACACTTGTCATATAAACCAAACTTTGTAAACTATATGTTCCGTGAGGACATGATATCTGATGGAATCGAAAATTGCGTTCAGTACATACATAACTTTGATCCTGAGAAATCCAAAAATCCTTTTGCTTACTTTACGCAGATCATTCATTATGCGTTTCTCAGAAGAATACAAAAAGAAAAGAAACAACTTGAAATTAAACAAAAGATAATTGAGAAGACTGGATTTGATGAAGTAATGGGTGTTGATGATACTGCTCTTACAGGTTCTGCTAGTGATTATAATAGTATAAAGGATAGTATTCAATACAGAAATAGATGAAGATTGCCATCATAACGGATACTCATTACGGGGCTAGAAAGGGTTCTAAGCACCTTCATGACTACTTTGAACTGTTCTATAAGAATGTCTTCTTTCCTTCCTTAGAGGAGCATAAGATAGACACTGTGGTTCATATGGGTGATATTTTCGATAGCCGTAAAGCAATTGATTTACAAAGTCTTGAGTGGGCAAAAAGAGTTGTATTTGAACCATTAAAAAAATATAATGTTTATCTTGCAATAGGTAATCATGATTGTTATTATAAAAATACTAACAATGTAAATTCTCCACAACTATTATTAAAAAGTTATCCTAACATAAAAACTTATTCTGAACCAATAGAAATTACTTTAGATAAGTTAAAGGTATTATTTTTACCTTGGATAAATTCTGAGAACTTTGATTCAGCATCAGAATTAATTAAATCAACTGAAGCAAAGATTGCTATGGGTCATCTTGAATTAAATGGATTCAGGGCTACTCGTGGTCATCTTATGGAAACTGGTATGGATATTGATGTATTCAATAAGTTTGAAAAAGTATTCTCTGGACATTTTCATACACGTTCTAATAATGGAAAAATATATTATCTTGGAAATCCCTATGAGATGTTCTGGAATGATGTAAATGATCCAAGAGGTTTTCATATATTTGATACTGAAACCCTAACACATACACCTATTAACAATCCTTACAAATTATTCTATAATATCTACTACGAAGATACTAACTATAAGTTATTTGATGCTAGAGAATATGAGGATAAGATTGTAAAAGTAATTGTTCGTCACAAATCTAGTGTAAAAGACTTTGAAAAATTTATTGATAAGTTGTACCAGGTTGGTGTTCAAGACTTAAAGATTGTTGAAAATTTTGATATTCAAGAAAATGCAGACTTTGATGTTGATGAGGATGAAAATACTCTTTCTATTTTAAGTCGCTACATTGATGAATCTGAATTTGAATATGATAAGAATATCATTAAAGATATTTTCCAGAACCTTTACAAACAAGCTTGTGAGGTAGAGTAATGTGGTTACTTAGTCTTAAAGATAAAAAAGATGAAGGTGCCTATGCTGTTCAAGACGAGTATGGTGATAAAGTACTGTTTTTGTTTGAACAAGAAGATGATGCTCAAAGATATGCTATGATGATTAATGAACAAGATGCTAAACGTCAGATGGATATTATAGAAGTTGAAGATGACCTTGCATTAAAGACCTGTAAGATGTATAATTACAAATATGCAGTGATTACACCTGATGATATTGTGATTCCACCTAATAATGATAACGTTTAAGAATTTAAAGTATCGAAATTTTTTAAGTTCTGGACAACACTGGACTGATATAAATTTCCAAGAATATAATACTAATTTGGTTATTGGAACAAATGGATCAGGAAAATCCACTATGTTGGATGCCTTGACTTTTGCTTTGTTCAATAAACCATTTCGTAAAATTAATAAATCACAACTGATTAATACTGCTAATGAAAAGGATACTCTTGTAGAAGTAGAGTTTTCTGTGAATAGTAGGGATTATTTGGTTCGTCGTGGTATCAAACCAAACATATTTGATATAGAAGTCAATGGAGAAGCACTCCATAGACAGGCTGATGATAGGAGTAATCAAAAAATACTAGAAGAGAATATACTTAAGGTAAATTATAAGTCATTTACACAAATTGTTATATTAGGAAGTAGCACATTTGTTCCCTTTATGCAGTTAACAGGTAGTAATCGTAGAGAAGTTATTGAAGATCTGCTTGATATTCGTATATTTTCTACTATGAATAATCTCATGAGAGAGAAAATGCGTGAAAAGAGGGATGGTTTAAAAACTCTTTCACTTCGTAAAGATAATATTCAAGATAAAATGGTCATGCAGAAAAACTTTATGGCTGAACTTGATGCTCAACGTAAGACGGGAATACAAGCAAGTAACGAAAAAATTAAACTCCATTCAATAGAAGTAGATACCTTATTAGAAAATACTGAAACTAAGACAGTTGGTGTATCTAAACTCATAAAAGAACAAGAAACTGTTACAGGTGCAGGTAAAAAGTTAAAGAAACTAAACACACTAAAAGGTAAATTATCTAATAGAGTAACAACTATTACAAAAGAACACAAGTTTTTCAGCGATAATACGGTATGTCCTACCTGTACTCAGGGTATCGAAGAAGACTTTAGGTTAAATAGAATTGCTGACGCTCAAACTAAAGCAAAGGAGTTGCAATCTGGTTATAAAGAACTAGAGGGTGCAATTCAAAAAGAAGAGGAAAGAGAACGTCAGTTCACCCAACTATCACAGGAGATTTCTAAACTCAACAATGACATTTCTCAAAACAATACTAAGATTTCTGGATTCCAACGACAGATCAGAGATCTGGAATCTGAAATTCAAACAATTACCGACCAATTACAAAATCGAAATACTGAACATGAGAAACTAGCCGAGTTTAAGAAGAATCTTAAAGATACCATAGACGATCTTTCTGATCAACGAGAGCAATTAAATCATTATGACTTCGCATATTCTCTTCTAAAAGATGATGGAGTCAAGACTAAAATAATTAAAAAATACATTCCAGTAATCAATCAACAGGTAAATCGTTACCTTCAGTTGATGGATTTTTATATCAATTTTCATTTAGATGAAGAATTTAATGAAACGGTAAGGTCACCGATTCATGAAGATTTTTCTTATGCTTCTTTTAGTGAAGGTGAAAAGATGAGAATTGATTTAGCATTACTCTTTACATGGAGAGAAATTGCTAGAATGAAAAATTCAGTAAATACTAATCTATTAATCATGGATGAAGTATTTGATTCATCTCTTGATGGATTTGGAACGGAAGAATTTTTAAAGATTATAAAGTTCGTAATTAAAGATGCAAACATCTTTGTTATATCACATAAATCAGATTTGCATGATAAATTTGATAATGTAATTAAATTTGATAAAGTAAAAGGATTTAGTAGAATAGTATGAAAGTAATGATTGTTGGCCATGGTTATGTTGGTTCTGCTGTGGCATCTATATTCAAGGATGATGAGAAGGTAATCATTGATCCTAAATTTAATGATAATAAGATCTCTGATTATACCGAAGATTCATTTATGGCCGTATTTGTTTGTGTCGATACTCCTAAGGGAAGTAATACTACAGTTCTTAATCAGGTCTTAGGTGAATTGAATACTCATATTGGAGATGCTACTCCCGTGTGTTGTAAGTCAACTTCTACACCTGAGTTTTATGGATGGGCAGAAAAAGAATATAGTAATATAAAAGTACTTCATAGTCCAGAGTATCTAAGTTCAAATAATAATATTGAGAAGTTTCAGAAACAAAAATTCTGTATTGTTGGTGGAGATCTTACTGCTGCTAGAATGGTTACTTCGATATTTTGTACAAGATTAAAGTATCTTGATTCTAAAAACACTCATGTAACTGATATTACAACAGCAGCATTGGTAAAATATTCAGAAAATTTCTTCTTAGGTATGAAAGTTACCTACTTCAATGAGCTATATGAGATACATAAGAGGATGGGCTGCGAGTCATCTTTTGATGAATTCCGTGCTTTATCAGGTGCCGATCCAAGAATTGGCACATCACATACCCAAGTTCCAGGATGGGATGGTAGCTTTGGCTGGGGTGGACATTGCCTAGACAAAGACAACTATGAATTTATGAAATTCTCAAAAAGTCCATTAGTTGAATTTATTTTTAATCTTAACAAAACTCACAGAGAAAAGGAAAATGAAAGTACCTAATTGGCAGCATCACTCCAAGAAGGAGAAAAAACGAACTCTTAAACCACAGGCCTTACGCAGTGCTAGGGCCAGAAGGAGCCACTTGAAAAAGTGTCTACTAACCCGCCACAACAGGCGGGTTTCGTCTTATAATGTGTACATAATCGAAAACACAGATGACAGTCAATCACGAAATAAAATCCCAACTTGCTAAACTTCTTGCTACAGAAGACCTTATTGTAGAGAATAGGAAAGTAGATACAGCACAATTCAATGTGCAGACACGTGTACTAACACTTCCTCAGTGGGAGAAAGCAAGTAATAATGTTTATGATGCACTAGTAGCACATGAGGTAGGTCATGCATTGTACACACCTAATCGTGAATGGTTTAAAGAAGTGAAAGTTCCTCAAGAGTATGTAAATGTTTGTGAGGATGTGAGAATTGAGAAGTTAATGAAGAGAAGATATGCAGGACTTTCTAAGACTTTCTTTACAGGTTATCATGAACTTAGTGATGATGACTTCTTTAATTTAGTGGATGAAGATGTAAATGAAATGACTCTTGCTGATAGAATTAATATTAATGCTAAGATTGGTAATTGGGTTGATGTTTTCTTTACAGAAAGAGAAAAAGAGATTGTTTCTTTAGTTAATAATACAGAGACTTTTGATGATGTATTAGAAGTATCTAAGATTCTTTATGAATACTGTAAAAAAGAAATGGAAGATCTTCAAAAGTTAAATGAAGAGTTGCAAAATGTTGAACAAAAAATAGAAGGTGGCGGTACAGGATCAGAACTTGAAGATGTAAGAGATGATATGTATGATGACGATGGTAATCTAACTGAACCAGAAGAAGGTAAGGATGAACCGATTCCACAAGGTGGAGTAACTAATGCTCAACCACAAGGTGGGGTAGAAAATGATCCAAGTCCACAAGTAAAAACTGTTGAGTCTTTAGAGAGAGCTCTTCAATCACTTAATGATCTTGAGACTCGTGAGACTGAATATTTTGAAATACCAAAAGTAAATTTAAATGAAGTAGTTATTCCTAATGAAGTTCTTGATAAAATCATAACAGAAGATTTTACTGAACAGCAACAAAAGTGGGAAGAGGAGAATGTATTTGATCCAAATTCAATGTTCTGTAAACCAAAAAATGTATTTGATTCTTCAGATACTGACTATGATAAGTTTAAAAAATCTGCACAGAAAGAAGTTAACTATCTTGTAAAAGAGTTTGAGTGTAAGAAGTCAGCAGCTGCATATGCTAGAGCAGCTACTTCTCGCACTGGAGTTCTTAATACAAGTAAATTACATACTTATAAATTTAATGAGGATTTATTTAAGAAGGTAACTACTGTTCCTGATGGTAAAAATCATGGTTTAGTATTCGTCCTTGATTGGTCAGGTTCAATGTCTACTGTTATGATGGATACAATCAAGCAACTATACAATCTTATCTGGTTTTGTAATAAGGTTAAGATTCCTTTTGAAGTTTATGCTTTTACAAATTGTTTCCCTAGAACATTAATTCATGATGGAGTACCAACTAAGAGGAAAGCAGGTGAAGCATACATTGAAGAAACATTTTCTATGATGAATATTTTAACCAGTAGAGTAAGAGGAAACAACCTAGAAAGACAGTTAAAAAATATTTTTCGTATTGCAACTTTTTTTGATAATCGTAGGTACGTATATTACAGACATCCTATTGGAATGAACCTATCAGGCACTCCATTAAATGAAGCTATAGTTACACTTCATCAGATTCTTCCAAAATTTAAAAGTGAGAATAAATTAGAGAAAGTGCAATGTGTAATCTTAACTGATGGTGAAGGTCATCCTTTACGATTTAATAAAGAGTTTCAAAGACAATGGGAAGAAGATCCATACATGGGAACATCTAACATATGCACTAATACTATTTTACGTAATCGTAAAACTGGTAGAACCTATGATTGCAGTCGAGCAAAAGGTTACTCTGGAATAACTGATATCTTACTTGAAGATCTTAGACATACATTTCCTTCTATAAATCTGATTGGTATTCGTGTTTTAGATGGTAGAGATGCAGGTTATTTTATTAGACAGCATGTTGGATATGAAGGTGAGCAATTAGCAAAAGTACTGCTTCGTTGGAAAAAAGAAAAATCCTTTGGATTAGAACTAGATGGATATCACAAATACTTTGGTATTTCATCAACCTCATTAAACAATGATTCTGATTTTGAAGTACAAGAAGATGCAACAAAAGCACAAATTAAAAAGGCATTTGCTAAATCTCTTAAAACTAAGAAAATGAATAAAAAAATCTTAGGAGAATTTATGGAACTGGTCGCTTAAAGGCCAGTTAAATAAGTGGCCATTAACCACACTATCAACATGTATTATTGCTATAATACGTATATAAATAAAACAACAATTACATCATGGCTTTTGAAATTAAGATGACTGAGGATCAAGTAGTAGACGGACTAAAAGGAGCTTACGGTACTGAATTTACTGCTGCAGATATTAGAGCATTTTGTGCAATGAATGATATCGGATATTCTACAGTAACTAAGAAAATAAAAAAATATAAAGTATCAAAAGGAAAGTGGAATCTTGAAGTTACTACTAAAGCAGTAGAGAACATTGAGAATTCTTTTGCAGCACCTGCAGTTACTACTCAAAACTTAGTACCAGATACAGATAATACTTTTGTACAATTTGGATCTTTTACAGACGTTAAAAAAATTATTAAATCTAAGATTTTTTATCCAACATTCGTTACAGGTTTATCAGGTAACGGTAAAACATTCTCCATTGAGCAAGCATGTGCTCAGTTAGGTAGAGAACTTATTCGTGTAAACATTACTATTGAAACAGATGAAGATGATCTTATTGGCGGTTTCCGTCTTGTTAACGGTGCAACAGTCTGGCACGATGGCCCAGTCATACAAGCTCTCAATAGGGGAGCAATTTTGCTCCTTGACGAGATCGACCTTGCCTCAAACAAAATCCTCTGCCTTCAAAGTGTCCTTGAAGGAAATGGTGTATTCCTTAAAAAGATTGGGAAATTTGTTAGACCAACCAGTGGATTCAACATATTCGCCACCGCAAATACTAAAGGTAAAGGTTCAGACGACGGAAGATTTATTGGAACTAACGTGCTCAATGAAGCCTTCCTCGAAAGATTCCCAGTAACTTTTGAGCAAGAGTATCCTTCTCCTAAGTCAGAAGAGAAGATTCTTTTAAATGTTGCTGCTACCCTTGGTGTAGATGATACTGAGTTTATTAAGAGATTAGTAGATTGGGCAGATATTATTCGCAAAACATTTTATGATGGTGGTGTTGAGGAAGTTATCAGTACACGTCGTTTAGTGCATATTATTCGTGCTTATGCTATATTCGGTAGGAAAGGGAAAGCAATCGAAGTCTGTGTAAATAGATTTGACGATGAGACCAAGCAAGCCTTTATGGAGTTATACGACAAAGTAGATGCTGATGTTGATTTT